AGGCGGTGTGAACATTCATGTGCAGGTAGCCGTACGGGCAATGCTTGTGAAGTTCCTGTTGCGTTCCCTGAATTATGAAGTGAATTGTGCGGCTCATAGCTTAATCGCAAGCGTCTCCCCACCCGCTGTGTAAGTTGGCAACTGAACCTCTTCGCCGTCAGCCGTGACCGTAGTTGTGCCAAACTTCGTGGCCTGCTGGTAAGCTGCCTTTGCCCGCTCTTCGATGGCAGATAGTGCCGCCTTGGCCTCCGACCATTCGCGGATGGCCTTGTAATCCCATCGGCCTGCTGCTGCCTTCTTCTGAATCTCGCATCCGAAATAGTGGAAGGTCTTTTCGCTCCACTTCGCGGCCTCGCTCATGGCTTGGTCTTTCAATTGGCCTTTCAGATCAGCCGCCATTTTCTCAATGCGGGAAAGTGTGATGAATGCAGCCAGCGGGTCGATTGCTCCGCTGTCCTGTTGGATGGCGTAGTCTGCCAGCGCGTTGATAATGTGCAGCCCCTGAGCGTACTCGGTGTGCTGCTGTTCGGTGGTGTTGTATTGTTCCATATGGATTAAGGATTTACGATTGTGAACTCGTTGATGTAATACTGAAAGTCATTCATGGTGCGAAACTCATTCGCATTTACCATGTTCTTGAATACTACGGTGTAGCCGTGTTTGATGTGCTTAAGGACTGTGCCTGCGGTGATGGTGTGTTGTGCTGTTTCCATGATTCAAAGGTAATATCTTTCTGAAAACCCGCAAGCATTATTTTCACAAATTAGCCTAAACGCTTACCTAACTACACTAAATATTTACCGAACAGAACTAAGAACGTCATAAAAGAACTGCACGCGGTCAAGATTGACCTGCGATAAGTCACCATTGGCGGATAGGTATTCAGCATTCGCCGCCCCATTCATCTTGCCTTCATACGCCTCATACAGCCGCGCCTTCCAATCCGCCCGCATCCGGGCCGTGTAGACTCCCGGCGATGGATGGTTTGCGTAAGGCCCGAAATCCGATGCGATGACAGGCAGCGAATAGCACCCGGCCTCTTTCACCTTCAGGTCTGATTTGACGCGGTTAAACCCGTTGCTGATGATTGGGGCAAGGACAACATCCATGCGGGAATAGTAGATGCCGTACATAGACGGGTGAACGCCGGGCCTGAGCTTCAGCCATTCCGGATGGCCCACAGGTGCAAACGCATTGCCCACCGCCTGCCATTCCAGGTCTGCCTCATCGTATCCACAGAGATTGAATTCGCTCCCGGTTTCCTCGCAGAATTCGCGCACCGCATCGGCAATGATCAGCAGGTCGTATCGGTGCGACCGGCTGCCCACATACCCGACCCTGAACCGCTTATCGGGTTGCTTGTCTTGATTCCATTGCAGCTCAGTCAGGTTCAGCGCATTGGGAATAACGAAGGCATTGCGGTTGATCTTGCTCACCTCTTTCAGTAGCCGCTCATTTTCGCAGATTACAGCATCGGCAGAAAAGACGGCCTTTTGAATCTTCGCCGACAATCCGCGCTTCTCCCATTCAGCGTGCGCCGGGTTGTAGCGGTTCATCATCCAATGATCGTCCATGTCCACGATAAAGGGAACGCCAAGCGTGTTCAGTATTTCAATAATGCGGTCTTGTGGTTCGGCAAGTGTGCCATTCCATATCACCAAGTCATATTGGCTCAGGTCGGGCAATGGCTGGTAATTGCCTTTGTCATCCCGCGTGGCCCAAATGTCTACATCGGCAAAGTCCCTGATTCGCAGGTCGTGTAGGGGCGCATACAGGCGATGGTAGGAAACCCCGCTCATGCCGTTAAGTATTCCGAGTATCTTCAATTTGCGTGGAAGTTATAGTGGTGTGTGCCCTCTGTGTCGATGATCATGTGCAGCCGTCCGACTACCTTCAGCCACGGGTATTGAAGTCGGCAGATTGCCTCTGCCTGTGCCCAGCTTATCGCCTCGATGTTCTGCCCGGCGTATTTCTTCAGAGTGCCTTCCCCCTGGTCAATCGCGGTGAATTCTGTGATGTAGGTTTTCATTCAGGCGGATTCAGGTTCATGGTGACGTGTACCTCTCCGCTTAAATCCATGTCCACTTGCTCCTTCGGCTTGCCATAGACGCGGCTCAGGAGGGTTTCGATGCTGTACAGGCTGCCCTTCTCGATGCTGCGTTTGATTGCCGCCGCGATGGTCTTTTCTAATACCGTTGCATTCGGGTTCTCGAAAGCGTCCTTTAGTTCCTCGATAGTCATGGCCATCATCACTTGGATGCAGTCGTTTATTTCTGCCAGCTTGTAGCCCTGCGCCTTGAGCGTGGAAACGTATTTGCGCGGCCTGCCGTTGGGGTTCCGTGTTTCCCCCGGCTTCATTTGGTGCGGTATAAGGTTTTCAGGTTTTGGCATCGCTGTTGTGTCGCTGTTTTGTGTTATATTTGCGCATCATCATGCGGGGTTAGTGTAGTGGCAACACGCTCGGCCTCCAGTCGAGAATCGGCGTTCGATTCGACCACCCCGCTCAAATTAGCCCTGCGTTCTTGCAGGGTTAATTTTTTGCCCTTATACATACCCGCTCCCATTTCGTCTATTTTGCTAAATGGTAATATCGGAACGGTTATTTTGCAGGTTTTGTCTATTAGGTAAATGTAGCGTAATTGGTAGCCTTGCTTTGGCTTCCAGCCATCATTAATATACATTTTCATACTTGCCCCGCCGTTCTCTAAAATATGCTTTCCTTTAGTAGTAGTAGTACGGCTTATTACCTTCTTCGCCTGCTGCTGCTGCTGCTTGCTTCGACCATCCGTTAAACTCATTCTGCTAAATTGCTCACCGCTTGGAGCTTCCCAAATTTGGGTATTCTTATTTAACCCTGTTAAAACAAATCCGCTCGCCCTATAAATTGTACCGTCACCGCATTGCGTACCGTCACTAAAACTCAAAATCCATTTTATATGTGGTGCGTTCTTTTTTAGCAATTTAATACTTATCGCAATACATCTACTTTCACTATTTTTAGGTAAATAATCATCAAAAGCCATCCTATTTAATTCTAACATTTCATTCCATAAACAAGGCTGCACTAATGGCAAAACTTTTCTTTTATCTAATGGGCTGCCGTAACTCAAAACGCCATGTAATTTATCATCTAAGAAGCAGCCAAAGTGTAAAGCACTATTTTGCACAACCTTTCCGCTGTAATGATGTTTCTTCACAAACTCATTAGCCAGCTTTGCGGGTATGACCTTAACGATTATTTCCTTTGCCCTGCCCATGCTGCCACAATTAGATACAGGGCGTTTCCGTTGCTGTTCTCGTTGCCCATTGTTTCCGCGTACTTATACTCGTCCGTTGCCTTCATCTTAGAGATGGCGTTCTGAATTACTTCCGCCTGTTCATCTGCGAGTGTAAAGGTCATTTGTTGAAACGGTGCTTTATCGCCATCGGGCAAAGTGAAGCCTTCACCGAATTGCTCCGCGTTTGCATCAAAGCCGGGCAAATCCAGCCCCCACGCCTCCAGCTTTTCAGCGTCCCATTGGTTCGCCAACATATCCCAATCCCACTCGCCGCCGCTGACGTTGTCCTTAATCACGAATTCCGCCTGCTTATCTTCAGGCCAATGCACAACTTCGACGGGCACTTCTTTCCATCCCGCCGCCTGCATTGCCTTGAATCGCATATTGCCGCCGAGGATCACCATATCCGTATTGCAGACAATAGGCCGAATGGTTGCCATTTCCGGGAACTCCTTCAGCGATTCAACCAGCTTGGCGAACTTATCGTCTTTGATGATTCGCGGGTTGCTCGGATTCAGTTTAACGTCTTTGATTTTGTAGAGTTGCATTGACTATCTCTTTAAGTTTCTCTTTCGGCAATACCGTGCCAAAGTCTGCCTCTGTGTGGCAGGGTCTGCATAGTGCAATCAGGTTATCCGGTGTATCGCGCAATTTGCTTCCTCCCATTCCACGCGGTTGGATGTGGTGAATGTCAGATGCTGCCACGCCGCAAACCTCGCAGCCGATGAAGTCTGTCTTTGTCAGTCCGCGCGATTCAAGATATACCATGATGTAGTGTTTCACTTCCTGATTATTACCTCAATGGAGAATTCGCCGTTGTTGTGTTCCTCTGGCCGGTCTGCATTGGTGGCCGTGTCTATGACTTTGAAATACTCAACCATTTCCCGATTGACGGAAGCCGACGCAACTACCCCCCACAGGCTGAACGTGTGAGGCGGGTCGCATTCTCCGGGAAGGTAGAAGTACTTGTGGTCTTCGTTCCACCTGGAAGGCAGGGTGCGTTTGCGCTCGTACAAATCCCGATGAGGTACGGAGATAATCACCACGCCGCCCGGCTTGCAGATGCGAAGCCAATTCTTGACCGCTGTCACCGGGTCGCTGATGTGTTCCAGAACGTGCGAGGCATAGACATAATCGAATTCATTATCCGGGTAGATGTCCATCGTGGTTGCATCGCAATCGTCTTTGTCGTGGTGAACCGCGTCCGGGCTGATCGTGTCGAGGCCATCAAAGGTATCTATCCGCCCGCAGCCGATGTCAATGCCTTTGCCGTGAATGTACTTTTCATAAAATCCGGAAGCAAGCCGCCGTGCGTGTGCTTTGCGTGTTTCAGCCATTGGTCAAAATTTTAAATAGCGCGTCAAGCGTGGCAGATCATTGTCCGGTAATGTCCATTACGATTGCGTCAAGGTCTGCCATTGTTACGCCGTGTTTAGCAACAACATTATGCGTCAACCCGTCTGTGGTGTCAATAACCAAAGCTTCTTGTTCTGCTGAGTAGTAAAGCCGAAAAGCTTTGATATCTTCCCTGAGAATGTAAAAATGACCTTTAACGTTTGGAAACGGTAGTTGGATAAATTTTTTCATTTTGTCAATTTTTCGATGTGATGAACCATATTGTCGCTGTTGTAAATGACCCCCCAATTTTCGCCCGTGCTAACCACATTAGGGCAGTAGGGTGAGAGTTCCAATGCACGCGGATGGTCAAAGATTTCCGCGATGGCAAACGGGCTGCTCTGATTGCCAAAGTGCATACGCCCGCCGCATATCAGCCGGGCCATTGTCAGGAAGTCGGGCGTGTCTGCTTTGATTGCATCCGGGACGTGAACTTTGAAGGCTTCGTATTCGCTTTGCACGCCGATGAATACCTTCTCCATCGGCAGGTCATTCAGGAGTTTCCATTTATCCGCTCCGCCCGCTGCGTTGTTCCTGTACCGCTCCGACAGGTTGACGGTCACATAGCCGTTAATCGGTTCGTCTATGCTGAAGGCAGGGCCGGGCCGCAATTCAGGGTATACCGCCATAATCCACCGGCGAATATCGTAGGCGGCAAGATTGATGCGTGCCTCGCGGAACAGGTCAAGGTCATAATCGAACTCCTCACCTTCCCAAACCTTGCAAGCAATGCCCAGATGTTCCACCAGGGGAATCAGCATTTCACAGGTTGCCTCATTGAGCATCACCGATCCGCCCGGATGGTGCAAGCCTGCCGCGTATTGCGCCGGACGATTCGGATTTAGATACAGGACGTGTGCTCCCGGTATCGCCGCGATGGTGGGCAGCATATAAATGATATCGCCCGCGTTGCCGCTGTGCTTAAATTCCATAGAGGTTCTCAAGTTGTCTCATTGCATCCACCTTGCAGCTTGGGCAGGTGGTAAGTTTTCGATTCAGGCAGACGAAGGCCAGCCGGGTGATGACCGCGTTTTCATCCGCCGTAAATGTCCACGCAAGGGTGCGCTTGTACTGCTGCCACTTTGGCAGGAGTGCCGCGAATTCCGCCCGCTGCTCTTCACTCATCGGTACAGGGTCTTTGAAAAGAATCTTGCAAGTATGGGAGCAATACCTGCGTAAATCGGATTGACTTGCAACAGGGCCAGCGCAATAATGCTAATCCAAAATGAGAGGCACTCCGGACAGGCAAGGACAAAGTATCCGCCAAACACTCCATCGGGCCGCTGCTGGTTGTTCAGCGCGAAAGGCACGGATGCCCCGGCGATGGAAACGAGCGTTAGGAAAATGTCAATGGTCATTATGCAAATTTAGGTAATATTTTTAAAACAGGTTGGTAGGATTTCGCAGCTTGTAGGAAGCCAAGCCGGGAACAAAGGTCACCGGGATGACAACATTGGCCACGCCGTTCCGGTTCTTCGCAATCAGCAGTTCAGCCGCCTCTTCCTGTGTCTTGGTCATCATCTCCTGCCCCTGCTCATAGTAGGCCGGGCGGAAGGGGAACAGCACGATATCCGCATCCTGTTCAATCGCGCCGGATTCGCGCAGGTCTGATAGCATGGGCCGCTTGTCTGCCCGCTTTTCGCTTTCCCGGTTAAGCTGTGCCAGCATGATGAACGTCACGCCGCATTCTTTCGCGATCTGTTTTGCCGTCTTGCTGATGTGTGCCACCTGCTGTTCTCGAATTTGTTTTGAGTCCGTAGGGGTAACCAGTCCGAGGTAATCGCAAACCACGCAGGTAATGCCGTGCTTTTGCTTCATCGTCTTAACCCGCGCCCGGATTTTTTCGATGGTGGTATGTGGGGTGTCTTCGAACCATACCGGCAGGCTATCGGCCTCGTCCGTGTAGGTCAGCATCTTGCGAATTTCGGCCTCTCCTAAATTGCCCTTGCGTAACTGATACGATGCAATCCCGGTTTCCCCTGAGATTATCCGCTGTGCCAATGCGCTGTTTTCCATCTCAAGTGAAAACATGATGCCCTTACCACCAGCGCGGCAATGCGTTTGAAGCAGAGCCACGGCCATGGCGGTCTTACCCATTCCAGGCCTTCCGGCCAATACCCACAATTCACCGGCCGGCATTCCGTTTGTAACCCGGTCCAGTTCAAACCAACCGGTCGGAAGGTTGAGCGGTGTTTCCCCTGCATTGCTGATTCGCTGCACTTCCTTCGATACCATCCGGCCAAGTGCTACCGGATCGCGTGAAAGGTTGTTTACGAAGGCATCAATTTCGGCCTGTGCCTGGTCGGCCAACTTAAACGGGTCGCTGCCTTCGGTCATTGCTTCGCGGTGTAGCTGTGTTCCGAGGTTGGCAATCTTCCTCAGCCCGAACAACTGGTATAAGAATTTGATGTGCGTGTCGATGTTCGCGCCGCTGTGGATGCCCGCCGCTATCGTTCCAATGT